CTAAGAAACTCAAGACCTGTTTGAAGTTATTGCCCAAACTGGGTGTCAATAATGTAGTGCAGGGTGACCTACTATTTACTGATGACAAACAGGCACGTACTATTAAAGGTAAGAAAGTAATCTCCTTTCAACCCAACACTATCACTTATGCTGTTCCTGCTGGTACCCCTCTGGGAGACAAGGTAGCAAAAGCAAAACTTGGTATTGTTCTTCACACTCAGTACAGTGGTGGTCCTCGTCTTCTTGATATGACACCTTCTTTCGGTGTTGATGTTTCCAAGATGCAAAACATCCCTGGTGTGATGGTATTCTCCTCATCCTTCCAAGATGCTAGTGGCGCATCTAAATTTTCTGATGCACAACGTATTCAATATGATGCTGCTGTTCGCAAAGCAGAAGGTTCATTGAAGCAAGCGTCTGTTTTCCTTGACATCCTCAAGCAGACTGGAGATGGTAAGTTCCTTTTGTCCGCTATGTTTAAGGTGTACTTTAACTCTTTCATTCGTCGCGGTCTAACATTCTCTAGTGCTGCAGCAGTCGCTAAAGGATTTGAAAAGTTCTACAGCGATGCACTTGACAAGGAAATTGCCACCAAGAAGCAGGCAAGTACCAAAGCAAAGTATGAAAAGATCAAAGCAGATGGTGTGCGTTTCATCCGTTCTCAGTACCGCGCTATCTATATGACTGTTGCTTCCTATATGAATTTGATTGCTGCTAAGACTCTAGTCATCCGTCAACTGGAAAAGGTCAAGTCGATTGGTACCTATATAAAGACGGATAGCGGTTATCGGGTCACTGCACCTGAAGGATTTGTCGCAATCACCTCTGGTTCTACTCTCAAATTAGTTGACCGCTTGGAGTTCTCCCGCGCCAACTTCACAGTAGAGAAGAACTGGGGTTAATAAATATAAAAGGGAAACAACGAATAACAAGATGAGATTCGCTAGTTTTATTACTGAAGCACGTACAGTCGCTGGAGAAGCGGCAGCAAAGCGTGGTTTGCAACACGTCGGTCACGGTTACTACGCTGATCGTACTGGTCAAATTGTTGCAAAATCTGAGGGTGGTCAGCGCCTAGTAGCGGTCAGTCCAGAAGAAGCAGCGCAGGCACAAGCAAGTGCCGAGAATGGTGCTGCTGAGGATGAGGGTAACGCAAGTGTCGAAGACCTTGGTGCCATTGCCATCACATTCGGTCGTTTCAATCCCCCCACAATCGGTCACGAGAAACTGCTTGATACAGTTGCGTCGATGTCTGAAGGTGGTGACTATAGAATCTATCCTTCTCGTTCGGTGGATCCTAAGAAGAACCCTCTTGAACCCAAGGAAAAGATTAGTTATATGAAACAGATGTATCCTTCCCATAAGGATAACATCGTAAATGAATCTGACAAGGGGAACATTTTTAATGTCTTATCAGCAATCAATGAAGAGGGATACTCTTCTGTTACTATGGTTGTCGGTTCTGATCGCGTTGCTGAGTTCAGCAATCTTCTTAACAAGTATAATGGCACAGCATACAACTTTGAAGAACTCAAAGTTGAATCTGCAGGAGAAAGGGATCCTGATGCCGAAGGGGTAGAAGGTATGTCCGCATCTAAGATGCGTGCATTTGCTGCTGAAGGCAACCTCGCTGAGTTTGCTAAAGGTATTCCTGGTGGTAACGAACAACTGGCAAGCAACCTGATGAATGCTGTTCGTAAGGGGATGGGTATCGTTGACCAAGAACAGCAAGTAGAAGAAATGTGGAGCATTGCTCCCAAACTTGACCAGCAAGGTCTTCGTGAAGCATATGTTGCTAAGGAAGTATTCACTCTGGGATCACTTGTAGAGCACCTTGACACTGGTGTTCGTGGTGAGATTGTGTACAGAGGAACTAACTATGCAATCTTTGAAGATGAGAACGGATGGAGATTCCGTTGCTGGTTGCAGCACCTCAATGAGGTAGCAGAGAAGCATCATTCTGCAGACGATGGATCTGGTAACACTTGGAAGGTTGGTACTGATACCTATCGTCAAGCAGTACAGGATATGACTCCTGGGCAGTCGGTGAAAAAGTTCAGCGACTTCCGTAAGTCTAAATAGTATTATCAAAAAGAAGCCTAGAGATGGACCCCATTTACGCCGCGAAACTACTTAAGTATTCTCCTGCAGATGTACAGTCTGTGACATACGTTGTTGAGTATGCATCACATAACTGTGAAGATGTGAAGGAGATTCACGAATATATTGAGTCTAAACTGAAGACTGACAGACTCATCGAGATTGCCGACATCATTCTTGAGAACAAGAATATGGCAACTATCAAGGCGAAACCTAGTGCTGCTTCTGGAAAGATTGATAGCGTTAAAGAAAAGCAAACTACTGAGGGACCTGTAACAGCAACCCAACGTTCCATCAGTACAAAAGCATCTGACGCTTCCCCTAAGACCGAAGAGGTCATTAAAGAAGAAGAGGCAGACCGCCTGAGAGACCGTCGTATGGAAAGAGGCGGTGTTGGTGGAAATCAGCGTTACGGATCTAGTGCTTCCTCTAACAAAGGAGCAAAGAAGTATGACCCTGCAGCAACTCGTGCAGCGCAGAAGAAGGCAGTTGATATGGTTCGGGCGCAAATTACGGCTCAGTACGGTAAGGGTGCGCTCAAGAATTCATTCGTTCCAGAGACGGATGGAGAGAACCTTGAGGAGACAACTAGCGTAGACGAAGCATACAAGGAAATCGATAAGAAAAAAGAGAACGCAATGTATCGTCGTGCTGGTAACCTGGCACGTACTTCTCTGTCCTCCAAGGGTAAGAAGAAGGAAGATGCACAGAACAAGTCCGCAAGAATTGTTTCTGCTATTGCCCGTCAGAAAGAGAATGAGCGTTTCGCTAAGATGGGTGACGAGAAAGCACGTAGTAATTACAAAGAAGAAGTTGAGAATGTAGAGGAAGTCTACAAGGGTAAGCACGGTCAGTCCGACAAAGAGTATGCTGACTCACGCTCGCAGGGTGGTAAGATGGTGTCTGGTGACTCCAAGCAATCGGGTGCTGAATACACACACGGTCGCAGAGTCAAGGCAGCAAACCCTGGTATGCAACCTGACGTAGGTGGCAAGACCAAACCCAAGTCCCAAGGTAAGATGGACCGTGGCACTCGTGCCGACCTCCAGTATCGCAAGGCAAACCTCAAGAAAGAATCTGTGTTTGCTGGGAACTATGAAGGTCCTCTCTATGCACCTCACCCTGATCTGGTAGACGAAGGTCTGAAGAATGCTCGCAAGAACATCGGTATGGATCCCAACAAACCCTCCTGCTGGGATGGTTATGTTGCTAAGGGTACCAAGATGAAGGGTGGTAAGGAAGTTCCTAACTGCGTCAAGGAATCTGAAGAGTGGATCTGGGATCTGGTTGATGAACTCAACGAAGAGTTTGATAACCTGACTGATCTCGATCTGCAAGACCTGATCATCGAAGCACTGGTTGATCTGGAACTTGAGGGTGACATTCAAGATTTGAATGAAACTCTTGAGATGTTTGAGGGTTATGAACTGCTGACCGAGGATTACTATGCAGATGCTGCAGCAAAATCTAAGGCAAACTCCAAGACTCCTGCTGCTAAAGCAGGTCGTCGTGCACTTCGCGTACAGAAAGTCAAGAAGGCAGCATCTGCTGTTGGTTCTGCTCTGAAGAGTGGTGCATCTAAGGCAGGTGAAGCAGCAAAGTCTGCAGCATCTAAGGCAGGTGAGGCAGCAAAGTCTGCAGCACCTAAGGTCAAAGCAGCAGTCAAGACTGGTGCTAAGAAAGCAATCGGTGCTGCAGGTAAGGCAGCAGGTCACGCTGTTGGTTCTTACCAAGCAGCACGTATCAAGGCAAAGCGTGAGGCACTGAGCAAGTCGAAGTCTTCTGGTGGTGATTCCAAACCCGCTGCAAAGTCTGGTGGTTCTGATAAGGACGCTGAAACTCGTAAGAAGGGTGAGGCACTGCTTGATAAGATTCGTTCTTCGGGTGGTAAGAGCAGCAGTTCTTCCTCCTCTAGCACAACCTCCTCTGGTGCTTCCTATTCTGGTGGTTCCAGCAGCGGTGGTGGTTCTTCCTCCTCCTCTTCCTCTGGTGGTTCTTCCTCCAGCGGTGGTACCGAGAAGAAGTCACTCCTGCGTCGTGCAGGTAGTGCCATCAAGCGTGGTATCAAGAAGGTAGTTGGCAAGACTGCCCGTGCAGTATCCAGTGGTAGCGACAAAGTTGCTAAGAGACTGGGTGAAGAGAAGACTCCTGAGCAGCAGGCAAAGTCTTCAGCACTTGCTAAGTCGAAAGAACTCACTAAGCAAGGTAAGCACAAGGAAGCTTCTGAAGTTTTCAAGAAAGCGTTCCCTAATTTTGGTAAGTGATTATGAACTTAACTGAAAAGAAAACCAAAGTTATCATCAACCCTAAGAAATCCGATCTAATGAAAGAATCCATCCGCCAACTGCTTGAAATGGAGTTGGAAACTCTGAAGGAAGCAGCAAAGAAAAAACTTGATCCCGTAGGGAAAGAGGACAAGGACATCGACAATGACGGTGACCACGACAAGTCCGACAAGTACCTGCTGAACCGTCGCAAGACAGTTGCTAAGGCGATGGGCAAGAAGACTCACATCTGCGCCAAGTATGTTGAGCACGCTGACTACGGTCTCTGCACCACT